TTGCCTATGAGCGATGAAAGATGTTTTATGGATGTTGATTATGACAAAATTAATCTTGCTGATTATGTCCATGTATTTCATTTTGAATCAGATGTAGAAGTAAGTCTTGAAAATATTTTTATGAAGGTAAACATAGATCATCCGGTTGGATATCGTGCCAGATCAATGAGTGTCAGCGATGTAATTATAGTTAAGAATGTAGAAACAAAAAGAAGGAAGATTTATGTAGTTGATTCGATTGGATTTAAAGAAGTAAAGGAGATAAGATCATGAGTACACTTAAACAATATTCCGAAAGGGAGTTCTACAAAATATTACGGAAGAACGGATTCGTAAAGGAGCGATCCAATGGTGGTAGGCATGTAATATATAAGGATTGTAATAATAGAATTATTTCATTTCCAATAAACAGAGAACCAAATAAGATGTTAATATATAGAATAATTAAGAATAATAAATTAAAGGTATAAACACGAGAAAATAATTACCACATAATTAAATAATTTAGGGTACTATTATATCTTGTTCCGTTTTTCTTATTCAAATATCATAAAATAAAAAGGAGAACAATTATGAATAGGTATGAATTTGATTACGGAGCAAGTATAATAGAACTAATAAATGCAGATGTAAAAGCAATAAGCGAAATAGTTGAGGCAAGAAATGAATGGTGTAGTAATGAAAGAGATTTGCTTGTTGCTGAGAGAGATGCGGAGTTTATTGCTAAGGTTGTTGGAATATTAGCGAAGTATGGATTATAAATACGAAAGGAGATGATCAAATGTATGGTATTTTCTTTTATATTTTTGTAGGAATAACAAGAGTTGGAGCAAAGATAATTCTTTTTTTGCAAGATATTTTTAGAAGAGAAGAAGCTAGAGGGAATAATAAAGAAGTTTATACCGATCATAACGGAGCTTCTAGATTAGTATCTACTAATAAGCGGTTCACAGCTACGGAAAAACCTAATGGTCATTGGGTATGGACTGATGATAAATGTAATATTATAAAAGATTTATCACAGGAAAGCATAGAAAAAGAACGGAAAGAGAATTATGAGTTTGCAATTAAAAATGGATATTCGACATATATATGGCTAACTCCACAAATGGGTCAAAGAACTCAGGGAGCTGGAAAAAAGATATATAAAAACGAATACGCTATGTATTTTAAAGACAATATGGTTCCTCATGTTCTTCCGGTATTATATAAAGATATTAAAAGCGGAGAGATATATACGGTAGGAATTCTTTATTCCGGATGGAAAGGTTTATTAGAAGAATTGAGCGGTGAAAAGTTTAAACATGACGGCTGGTTAAATATGAAGTACTTTATTAATCCTAAAACAATGGAAATAATAAGACCAGTTGATGAAAAATGTAGATTAAAAACAGAAGAATGTTTAACATGGAAAGAAATACAATTAATGAATAAGATTACGTTAGAAAAGAATAAAAGTTTTATTTTAAAATATGAACCTTATTCAATATACAAAAAGTGAGGTATACAATATGGATAAAAATAAAATTTATAAGGAATTTAAAAAAGATGATCCTATTTGGAAAGATACTATCTTTTATACTATATATGAAAAAGACAATGTTAAAAGATTAAAAATTATAGGATTTACATATACTTATTGGGGAGTTAATTCTTATAAAGAAAGAGATTATTATGTGTTTCTTCCTGTATTTAATAAAATGATTGACGAAGAATTAGACGTTTTATTAGAATGGGGAGATATTAACTATGGATTATCTCAGCATAAAAAAAGCAAATATATGTCTGAAAATATAATAACAGACACTATAGAAGAAGCCGAATCTGAGGGAGAATCTGGAAATTTTAAACAAACATATGAATTTGCAAATAGAACAATATTGGGAGAAGATAAACAGGGTAGTAAGATGTTAGATTTATTTGATGTAAAAAAAGATACTCCAGTTGGAAATTATTTTGGTACTGGAATTATTTAGGAGGAATAATATGTTTGTTCATAAATTCAAACAGATTAATGAATTTAAAAGAGAAATATATAAAACTGATATATGGATTCCAAGTAATGATTTAAAAACAATTGGGTACTCATTATATAAGAATAAAAGAATCGAATATTTATATGCTTTATCCTATGATAAACTTCAATTAAAAGGCATCTGTGAAATTGGTAAAGGCAAAAAGTCCAGATTGGTTTTTGATTGTACGGATTTTGATAAAATTAAGGATTATTTTAGTCCTACGGATTTAATCATTATGCATAATCATCCAGACAATACAAAATTATATCCAAGTTTACAAGATAAAGAAATGAATAGGACTTGTCTAATGTATTGTAATGAAATACTTGGATTGAAACTAAGAGATAATATTATATTTACTCCAAATGGAAAGTATATATCATTTATTAATGAGGAGGAATGGAACTATGCAGGGTAGATTAGAAACTGAAATAAAAAAAGAAACTGTTTTATTAAATAAAATACAAAATATGCCAGAATATATTCAAGAATGGTATTATAATTTAAAAGCTTCTCAAAAAACTATTACAACTTGTCGTGACTATATTAATAAAATAGAAAAGTTTTTAACTTTTATCAATGCTTCAATAAAAGAAATCGATCCGCAGGATATTTCATTAAGTGATATTCAGCGGTATTTTATTCTTATTCAAAAAAGAGAAGTTAATGGAAAACAGGTTTACACTTCTGATTCATATCAGCAAACAGTGTGGTGCTGTTTAAATAGTTTTTTTGAGTTTCTCTATAATACAAACAAAATATCTAATAATTATATGAAGATGATAACCAAACCTAAAAATAGAGATCTTGAGCGAATAAATGAAAATCGTATTTTATTAACTAAATACGATTTTAATCACATTCTTGAGTCGGTTGAAGAAGGCGTTGGAAGCGATAAGGCTAGAGCTTTTCAGAAAAGATTACGGAATCGTGATCGAGCAATATTATTATTGTTCATGACTACTGGAATGAGAGAAACCGCTCTGTCTGAAATTAATATGGAAGATATAGATTTGTATAATAAAACTCTTAAAGTAGTAGATAAAGGAAACAAATTTCATGTTTATAATTTATCAGAAAAAACTATAAACTCTTTGGAGTTGTGGTTACAAGACAGAGAAGAATGGGAATCGAAATCAGACGCTTTATTTATAGCTGAAAATGGAAATAGAATAGGATCTTCTACATTGGCAAAGCTTGTTGGTAAGTATTGCCAAGACGCTCTTGGTTTTCATATTAGTCCTCATAAACTCAGGGCTGGCTTTTGCTCAATCTTGTATCAAGAAACTGGAAATGCAGAGTTTGTAAGAAGAGCCGTTGGACATTCCAACATTTCTACAACTCAAAGATATATAGTTACTGATAATAATGAAAAAGCAAAAGCCTCTGAGCTTATAGACGGACTTTTAAATTAGATTCAATTTCTCAACAGAAACTTCATAGACGGTATGAATCATATCTCCTTTAAAATATTCCCGACTTTGAATTCTGCCGTCTATAGAAATCATATCTCCTATTTTCAAACTTGAAGCATCGCCCCAATAAATACAAGGCAAATAACTTGATTCTTTTCCGTGATGAACGGCAACAAGTAAATCAGTTATATGTCTACCCGCTGGAGTGATTCTATAATTAGGTGATTTACAAAGGAATCCTTCAATATGTATATTGTTTGTATCGGGTTCAATTGTACTTACAACCTCAGACGGATAAACGCAAAGTTTTAATTTTCTATCATATGTATTCGTTGATAAGAACTCTCCCTTAACGGAAATTCTTTTGCCAACCATATCTTGTGGAACAAGAACCGGAATTGTATCAATAATTCCACTGGGTCTAGCGGCTTCAACGCTGTTTTCATCTTTAGCAGTGCCAACAATTAGTACTTCGTTATTCATTAGTATTTCCTCCTTGTTGATAAGATTATAATATGGTAGAATTATTGCTGTCAGTTTCAAAAAGAAACTATTTAAAATAAAAAAAGAGAAAAATATTTTTCGCATAATAATATTATAGAAAGGAAAAAATTTTCATGGATAGAGCAAGTAAAGCAAAACGATTTGCAGAAATATGGTTAAAATCCAGAGCCGAAGCAGGTTATTCTCAAGAGCGAATGGCAATGGAACTAGGAGTCAGTAAAAAGACAATACAAAATTGGGAAAGAGGTTTAAGTTTTCCAAATGCATTTCAAGTATTTGAATGGTTTGAAGTGCTTGGCATGAATCCGATAATATACTTCTTGGCTTATCAGCATCAGAATGATACTAATACTGATAAGAAGTTTTATAATTATATGGAAGTTATTAGAAAGGAAAATAAGAAAAGAATCATTCAATTATATGAGGCTGGCAACGGAGAGCTTTGGGATATTTGTTTACAGTGTAGTTTAATCTTTACTTTAATAGATAATAAGACCAGGGCATTGATCTTATCTCATCTGTTGCACGCATTTGAAATGGAAAAAACTAATGAAGATACATCTAATATTGATGCAGAGAAATTAAAAGAATACTTTTTTAAATTAAGAGAAAAGGAGAATAATAAATAGAAATATTTAACTATATTGACAAAATTAAGACATTGTGATAGTGTCGAATTAAAGAAAGGAGGTGTTACAATGTTAAAGGAACGTGAGGAGTTAGAGGAAAAATTACAAAAGCAATTAAGAATCAAATCAACCGATAAGAATATATTAAATAAATATATTCAGTCGTTGATCGTAACGGGGGTATCAGAAAAGAACGCAGGAGAAATAGTACTTTTAATTAAACCATTAAATATATATGATGATCGCACCATATATAAACTAAGTTCTTTGTTACTTAGTGAAAAAGAAGTCAATTCTTTTTTTACTCCTAAAGAGGTTAAAGAGTACGGCAAAACAACAAAGACAGTGGGTAAAAATGTTTTCCCTATTAAATGGAAAATGATACAGATTGATGATCGCCAGTTCATTGGAAAGATATCAGTCGAAGAATTAATGAGGTTACGTGATTTACAATTATTGAGCTATAATCCAAACGCCCAACGACCAATGAAAGCAAAAGAATTTAACGGAGAAGTAATATTTATTCCTACATTAAATAATGCTGCCGTTAAAGCAATTAAAGAATTATATCTAGAAAATACATATATTCCAAATACATTAACATTAAATATACCAATAGAAGAAACTTTTGAATATGATGATGTTGAAAACGAACTTATCATATATAAGTTAGAGCACTTCGATATTCTTGACGGATATCATAGATTTAGAGCACTATCAGATATTTATAATCTTGATAGTTCTTTTGATTATCCAATGGAATTAAGAATTGTTTCTTTTTCTGATGAGGAAGCAAGGCAATTTATTTATCAGGAAGATCAGAAAACAAAGATGAGAAAAGTAGATTCTGAATCGTTTAATCAGAACAACTACGCAAACCAGATAATACAAGAACTTAATAAGTATTCAACGGTATTGAAAGGAAAATTTAATGCAGAATATATTGATCCGGCTTTAGCCGGAAGGATGATTAACATATCATTTCTTTTCGGCGTAAACAAAATGTCACGTAAGGAAATAATTGAATTACGTAATTATATTGAACAAGTATTTAGAGATTATGAAATTTACGATGTAGAGCTTCTGGAAAAGAAGTGGGAACCACGTTATATAATCAGTTTCTTCTATGCTATATGGAAAGCAAAAGAAAGTGGCTTAGACAATGTCTACAGATTAGTTGAAGATGTAAATAAATATCTCAATGAAGAGGGACATAAGAAAAACTTTTATATTAGTTTTACTAGGTCAGATTTTGTAAGACTGGACAAAGTAGCAAAGGAGGTGTTTGATTATGTATAATGTGGAAATAAAACAGAAATATATTGATGAGAGCGTTGAAAGAAACGCAAGTCTTAATGTATTAGGAGTTAGAGCGTTTAATCAGGTCGAGTCTTATGAAAAAGAATTAGAAAAAGATTGCTCTAATTTTACTGTAAATGAAATCATTATTTATTATCAAAGAAAGTGTTCTACTTCTTTAGATACTCTTAATACTTTAAATAGTTTATTAAAAGGATATGCAAGTTGGTGTTTGCAGCGTAATATGGTTGAAGACAATCAGAATCATTATGAAGAAATCAATCAAGATATTCTTGGAAACTGTTTAAACTATGGAATGGTTAATGATAAAATAATCTCTCGCCATGATCTTTTGTTTGTTATTAAGGATTTTCTTAATGTTTCAGATAAGGCTTTAATGCTTGCACTTTTCGAAGGGATATGCGGAGAGAATATGTGTGAGTTAGTTAACCTAAAATGCGAAGATATTAAGACTAAAGGCGGTAAACATATAGCAACTCTATGTAGCGGTCGTAAATTAGAAATATCAAAAGAGCTATATAATTACTGTAAAGAATCACAAGATTGTTATTCTCATTATTTTGTTAATAGTAGAGTACAGTATGAAAGACCATATGATCCTACCAACAGAGGAGTATTTAAGATCCTTGAGCTTAAAAACACTACGGAAATAAATAGAAAGTCGTTATATAATAAACTAGTTAAAGCGAAGAAAGAAATGGGATTGAATTATCTTACAACTTATACGCTGCTTGAATCTGGACGAATTGATATGATTAAAAATATTATGACAGAAACTGGACAGAGCCTTGATGAGGTGTTAGCATCAGGAGCCACGGAGGATCGTTATGGAGCAATAACTTCTAAAGTAAATTGGAAAAGAAAATATACACAATTTATAGAGGCTTGAAAAAGCCTCTATATTTTTGCTATTTAAGTATTGACAAAATTAAAATGCAATATAAAATAGTAGATAAAAGGAGGAAAAATTAAATGTATATAGTGGAATCAGATTTTGAATATAAGGGTTATCGTTGCGTGACAATATTTACAGACAGAGGATTTAGATGTGGCTATGTGGGATTGCCAGTAGGACATCTATTATATGGAAAAGATTATAGTGATAGTCTTGATATAACTTTTAAAGAAATAAAAGATGTATATCAGGAGAAGCGAGGGGTACTTCCGTGGTTAATGGCTTGTCTGAAAGATTATGAAGATAAAGTTACTTTAGATTTTTATTTCAATGTTCATGGAAGTTTAACTTATGCTGGCAGTGAAAACAATTATCCAATTGAAAGCAATCTGTGGTGGTTAGGATTTGATTGTGGTCATGCTGGTGACGGAATTGATTTAGATAGAGTTCTTGAATTATGGGGAACAAATCCTCGTATTAAACAGAGAATTGAAATAGAAAAAGAATATCCTTATTATGAAGATTATCCTATGAGAGATTTAGAATATGTTCAGCAGGAATGTCGGAACTTTGTGGATCAGATTATAGAATACGTTGACAAGATCGGAGGTTAGATGAAAAAGAAAATATTAATTGTAGTTGATATGCAAAATGATTTTGTTGATGGATCTCTTGGTAGTCCTGAAGCAAGAGCCATTATATTAAATGTCAAAGAGAAAATTAATGAATACCGTTTTTCAAATGAAAACTATATTTATTATACACAAGACACTCATTATGAAAATTATCTTGATACATTAGAAGGTCAAAAGTTGCCAGTTAAACATTGTATACATAAAACTGAGGGCTGGGAAATAACTCCTCGTTTAACAATTGATTTAAGAGTTAATGGGGAACGTCTTATTAAGGAAACGTTCGGTTACACTGGGTGGGAAAATCTTTTGGGAGAAGAAGACGAAATTGGGCACATTGAATTGGTTGGATTATGTACTGATATATGTGTAATTAGTAATGCATTAATACTTCGTGCTTTATATCCTAACACTAGAATATTTGTAGATTCAAAATGTTGTGCCGGAACCACACCAGAAAAACATGAAGCTGCATTAAAAGTAATGGAAAGTTGTCAAATTGATGTTATATAGGAGGATGAAATGGAAAGATATTATGTTATATGTAACGACGTTGAATCAGCTTGGAAAAGAGTTTGTCTCGTTTTTCCAACTCAAACAACGACCAATAAATATTGTTTGGATTTTACAGATAAACAATTTATATTTGTTACCAAAGATAATGTTTATACGATAAAAACGACATCAGATCCATATTATTTTTATAAGTGTTATGATCCAACTTATTATTCTTATTCAATAGAAAATAAGGATAAGATGATAGATTGGATTAGAGATAAAATTAAAGGAATAGATGAAGAGGAGAAAAAAGAAGATATGATGACAAAAGTAACTCTTACTAAAATAGCAACGTGGATATTGCCAATTATTAAGAAAGTTATTTTTAATAATCCGGCAACAATAGTAATGTGGGAAGATGGGACTAAAACAGTAGTTAAATCTGAAGGAGAAGATTATGATCCTGAAAAAGGTTTGGCTATGGCTATTGCTAAGAAAGTCTATGGTAATCAAGGCAATTATTATAATGAGTTCAAAAAGTGGTTGCCAAAGGAGAGTTAACAATGGACTTAATTAAAACACATGAAATAATGGAAAACGAGTTACGTTGCGTTCAGAGAGCAAGTGTTAATGCTTGTAATCGAGATTGTGGACATTGTGATTTACTTATGGACACAAATGAAATCGTTAAAGCTTACGGAAATGTTATTAAACTTATTGAAGCTTGGCAGGATTGTATACAAGAGATTTTAGATTTACACGTTGAATGTATGAAAGAACGTAGCCCAGAAAAACTGTTGGCAGTTGATAGTTGTTTATATATACTATCAGAACATTATGAAGACAAAGAAGCTATTAATAGATGGACAAATAAATATAAATAAAACCAATATTCAATAGGAGAATAAAATGAATTGTCCGGTATGTGGATATAAAAAATATAGATATGTTTCATACGCAGAAGAGTGCTATGGCATCGTCGAGCAGCATGGATATTGTGATCATTGCGGATATACCGTTGAGCAAGCTTATTCAGTTCCAATCGATGGCTTTTATCCAATGATTTGTAAAGGCGGCAAAGATTATTTTGGTCAGTATCATGCTAAGAATTGCAGGAAGCGCAAGCGCATTAAGAGAAAATTTAATATCAAATATGGTAATGATGACTGGAAGTTGATGTTTAATTAGAAAAAGGAGAAAGAGAAGTGGAATACTGGGAAGGAGCATCTTTTACAAATGAAAACATTTCGCAAGAATTAAATAGATGGATCGATAATACTTGTCCTCATTTAAGAGAACAGAATAAACAATATGGTTCTATTTCATTAACACAGAAAGAATACTCAAAGGTTCTTAAAAATGCCAAGAAAAAAATGAAAGAAGAACTTAAGCAGCTTCGTAAAAAGCAAGAAGAAGAGAATATAAAATCTGACTTTTATATGACACATGAGATTGCAACAATCTCTGGAGAAATAAAAGGAATATTAATGATTTATGAAGCATTGGAGGAAGTTGTGGAGGTAGACAGATGATAAATGCAGTAAAGGTTAAAGAAATCATAAAAAGACTTGGAAACCATTTTGAGATTGTTCAAAAATATGAAACCATTGATGCTATGTGGGGAATAGAACATATGGTGCTTACAAATGAGGATATAAAAGCATTAATAGAGGGTAAATATCTTTATCATAGTGATGGCGAATATGCTCACGTTATATCTTATTGCGGAGATAATTCTTACGAGGAAGAAAGTGGGGATCAGGAATGAAGGTAATATCAGACACACTGACAGTTACATTTGATAGCAGTTTAGATGATGAAGCAGGAATATGTGTTTCAAGAATAGTCAATGGAAAAGTTGTTGTCTTGAAAATGGAATTAGGAGAGCAAGCCGATATTTTATATCATCTTTTAACTGAACAAATGACAAAGGCTGAAATCAAGGTAGAAAGTAGGTGAGTGAATGTATAAAGCTTGCAATAATTGCAAATATTACGGAATGGAAAGTCTTATTTGTGGTCGTTGTGATGATGATTTGTCTTGTTGGGAAAGAATGGACATACCGTTAAACGTTATTGATGATATTAAAGCAGAAATACAGAAGAAGCATGATGCAATTCCTGTTTACGAATATCATCCAAGTTACTCTGACGGAAAAAGAACCGCTTATGAATGTGCACTTGAAATCATAGATGAAAAAGTAAAGGAGTATACAGAATGAAAAAGATAGAAGATTACTTTAATGAGTTAATCACATTAGATAGATTAATAAACGATGCTCCAGAACAAGTATTTACAACAACAATGCATGATATTAATTGGATTAATGATGTTAAAGAATGTCTGAAGAATTATAAAGATATGATTCTGAATATAGAAGTTGAAGAAGTTAGAAAATAGAGAGAGGTATAAAGTGAAGAAAATAATATTAATTTTGGGTAGCATAGCAGCGTCATTAGCAATTCTATCAATTCCAATATTGCTAGTATGTTCTATTACACTTTCATGGTGTTTTGAAGCTATAGGATTGTTTACAATATTAACAACAATAGAATTTTTTATATTAGTTAGTATTATATATGAACTGGCAAAAAATGAAGAGGAGTATATGAAGGATGAGTAAAATATATTTTGAGGTTGAAGATGATGTTGTGATTAAGTATACACCCATGCTCGAAACAGGAGAAAACACTTATAAAACCGAGGTTGTAATGACTAAAGAGATTTTTCAAGAGTGCTATAAAAAGTGGATTGAGTCACAGGAAAGTGAGGAATAGATATGTTAGTTAAGATTTTAGAAATAATTGTAATCATTATGGCTATTATATGGATTAGTGGAGTTATTTATCTTATATCAAAAGGTCATATATTTAATTGGTTCTACCATAATATAATGGAATGGCATTTGCCAGATGATAAACCACAGGAATTTAATGGATGTAACGTTCACGCACATTGCAAGTTTTGTGGAAAAGAGATAATGCAAGATAGTCAAGGTAATTGGTTTTGAGAGGAATAAAGATGCAGATAGTAATTGATATGCCTAAAGAAGAATATGAAATAATAAAAGCGTGTAAAGCCCCTATGACATGGGGTGAGCATTTAATCAGAAACGGCACACCACTTGATGAACATGACGAAGAAGTTATTGCAGAAACAGTAGAGAGTATATGGGGTAAGCCACCGTATATTGAGGTGCTTGACAAGATAAGAGCCGAGATAGAAAAGGCTGTTTGGGAAGATGTTATTGTTAGTCTTGATGGAACGGATGAAGTAAGAATACCCCGTCTTGAACCCGATGATGTGTTTGAAATAATCGACAAGTACAGAGGTGATAATGAATAACTGTTTATGTGAATCCTGTTGTGATAAAGATTATTGCTTAAGTTATCAAGATTGCAAAAATCCAGATGGTATCGTAGCAGATCCTATCACAGCGTGTGGACGATATAAAAAATTACATATTGTTGAAGATGCTTATACCAAAGAAGAAGTAATAGATATGTTCAATGACTTGAAGTCAGAAATAGAGAAAATAGCAGAAGAAGAAAAAAACTACGATGTTAAGTGGGCTTTAGGACTTTTTTTTGCTAAAAAGATTATCCAAGAGAAAATCGATGCTTTATTTCGAAGATAGAGACATTGAAGATGTGAGAGCCTGGATGCCTTTGCCGGAGGCATATGGAGTGTGATAAATGAAATGTGATAATTGTTTAAATTCAAGAAGTATAATTTCTGAAAGCGGATTACATCATGTTTGCAGTTTATCAGAAAAGAAAACAGTGGATTATATGTTAGATAAAAAGAATTATGAAGCGTATTTTTGCATGAACGAAGATACAGACGATGATGTTATGGATGGTGGTATATGTTTTGGAGTAAAGGAGTACACAAATGGATGACCGATGCGAAGGTTGCAAGTATTATCAACTACATTACAACCTCATGGACGGTGAGGAGTTCATGGGGTGCGACAGATTCTTCTGGGAGAAGCTTCCCGATAATTGCCCATTAAGAAAGGAACGATAAGGAATGACGAGAGAAGAAGCAATTTCAATTTTGACAGAATCCAATCCAAATCAAATAACAGTTAGAACTGGTAGTGAAAAGTTATTCGATAAACGAGAAGAAGCTTACAACATAGCAATAGAAGCACTAGAGCAAGAGTTAAAGTGGATTCCTGTTTCTGAAAGGCTGCCTAAAATCGCTGATGTTTATAGAGTGACGAGGTACTATCCCAATAATGTAATGAATCCCAATTATCTCGTTGATGCTTGTTTCTTTGATGGTTCTAACACTTGGTATAACGATAATAGAATCAATCACGAAAGAGCCTACGCAGATAATGTAATAGCGTGGCAAGAAAACCCCGAACCATACAAAATAAAAAATGTGGAGGAATAATATGGAAGTAAACATGACGACACGAGTAACAGAAATCACCGAGAGTATAATACAACAAGTAAGGGAAGAACAAGATAGATTTATATTTGAAACTATAACACCTTATATAGAAGACATGACAAGAATGATCATATCTAAAAAGATTCTTTGTAGGGCATTACAGTGTTTTCAGGAAGAGCATTTCGAAGAGTACATGGCTCTTAAAAAAGAAAGTGAGGAAGTATGAGCAAAATATATTTTGAGGTTGAAGATGATGTTGTGATTAAGTATACACCCATGCTCGAAATAGGAGAAAACACTTATAAAACCGAGGTTGTAATGACTAAAGAGATTTTTCAAGAGTGCTATAAAAAGTGGATTGAGTCACAGGAAAGTGAGGATAAGGAATGACTGAAATAGGAAGAAAAAATATGATGATAATCGCTGATACCATAAAGGGTGAAATAAACCGTATGTGCGTTACTAATGATTTGAAAGAATTAGATGCTATGGCATTATGCGCTCAAGGAAATATAGAAAGACTATTATCTATAAGATATAACGATTTTAAGGAAAAGGTGCAGATAGAAAAGAGTTGTGATAACTGCAACAACTATGATGAGCGAAATGGTTGTGACGGTGATTATGATTATATGTGTGAATGTACTGATAATGAGTATAAGCACTGGAAAGGGGAGTGATGCGGAATGACCGAGAACGAAAGAAAAACAATGATGAACCTTGCAGACACCATCAAGGGAGAAATCAATAGAATGTGTGTTACAAAGGAGTTGACAGAGTTTGACACTATGTACGGACACGCCAAAAGAAACCTTGATAAGTTGTCAAAGATGATATATGACGATATATTCAAGGCAGAAAGTGAAGGTGAGTGAATGGCGAGAATGAATTTTGATGACGAGGGACTTTTAGAAGAACCTTGTTTATCTTGTGATAAAGCATATATCGAGGATATTTGGTATGAATGGTGTTGTGATGAAAAGGAATGTCTATACAAGGTAGAAAGTGAGGGTGAGTGAATGGATTTGATTGACAGAGATGAATTAGAAAAGGAATTACAAAATAGTTGCAATGATTATAGTGATGCGATTCATATAGTGTGGGATATGCCGACAGTTAATGCCGTTCCCTTAAGTGTCATTGATGAGATTAAGGCAGAAGTTGAAAATATGATTAATCGTACACCAATATCTGATAGCTTTTATGATAGAAGAACTTATCTAGAAAAAATATTAAAAATCATAGACCGAAAAGTAAAGGAGTATACAGATGGCTAATATTTTTGTTATTCCAACACATAGTTATACAGGCTTTTGCAACGATTGTACAAACAAAAATAGTCAAGTATGCAAAGGATGCGCACAAGGGTATATAGATGATAACCACAACTTGGTACAGTTTGTTGAACCAACAAGAAGGTGGATAGAAAAAGTAAAGGAGTATACTTCATGAGATTATATATTGATATTAAAAATAGAAAACTTAATGACATAACAAATCTTTATGCTGTTATAGAATACAATGACGGAAAGAGATTGGTTTCTGATATTAAAACATGGGATATAGAATTATGGGCAAATGATGATAAAGATCCTGAGAATAAAAATTGTTTAACATGTATTTACAATGATGATGATTATTCAGGAGAGTATTATGAATGTATAAAAGGAATTGCTGATCATTATAAATCTAAAAAAGAAATACAGATTGGCGACGAGGTTTATATTATAACAAAAGATTCAGCATTTATCGTAACCGGAATAACTGAAGAATGCTATGTGGGTTTTTCAACTAAAACAGGATTGTCTGTAGTATATAATATGCAAAGCCAACCCAAAAAGACTGGAAGACATTTTGATATTATTAAAGATATTATTGGTAGTAATGACAAAATTAAATTGGAGGAATGAATTATGAGCAATTGTATATGGACATTTGGAACAAAAGACACACTACTTAATTATAATTTTAATTCAGGAGATTCTGTTTCGATTCCGCTCCCCATTGAAATTAAAAAAGTTATTTTCAATAATCCTGCAACAATTATTTATTGGACAGACAATACTAAAACAATTGTTAAAGCGGGAGAGGGTGATAAGTTTGATCCTGAAATTGGATTTGCAATGGCGGCAGCAAAGAAGCTTTTGGGAAACAATTTTCATTCGGAAATGAAAAAGTGGATTCAATATAACTGATATTTTTTATTGTCAAATTGTCTCAAAAACAGCTACAAAAGCAATAAAATATACAAAAACAAGATTACATAATATTAAATAGAATAAAAATAATAAAAATATTTTAGAATTGTGTTGACAAATGAAATATTGGGAGTATAATTCAAAGAGGATACGAACGCAGCACAAAAATACCGAACGAATGTACGATGTGTACAATAAAAAGGACTTTAAATTTGATAATATATTTTTGTACAAAAAAATAAAAACAAGGTGATTATTAAATTTTATTTTCGCCATACTTATATTGGAACATAAACTAAGCACCCGATAAGGAGGAATGATATGGGTACTGCTACAGTAATCATTAAGATGATGGGCGAAGTAATAGCTTGTATGGATTGGGACATCGAAGACATTAAAACTGAATATAGCGGAGCAAAAACAATTTTTAATGATCGTGGGGATGAGATAACTATTCCTGCATACGCAACTGAAGAAGCGGTGCCTGGCGATTCTAGCGAAGAATGTATTAAATATTCTTTTGGTAAAGCAGAAATCTATGTAGAGTTCTTTTAGGACTCTACTTTAAAAAAAGACTTGACAAAATTAAATAGGATGATAAAATATAAAAGAAAGGAGAATCGATGAACAAATGCAGAGAATGCAATTTTATAAAAAGTCATCCTGTGTCTGTGGAAAGTGTGGTCAAATTTTTGATTACAAAGACGCTCGAAGCAGTCCCAGAATGCTGTACGGTATAGAGATAACCGAAAAGGTTTGTCCGTATTGTGGAAGTACTGGTTACACGCCGCTTTCTTTGGAAAGATGGGCTGAAAAATATTTAATTATATGATACAAAGGAGAAACAAATGAGATTTAGATTTACAGGCGATTGTATAATCAATGATGAAGCTTCAAAAAATCCCTACGTAAGATCAGGCAAGACGAAGAATGGAAACAATTATGAAACATTTAGTTGTGCTATAAAGGCAGCAAAGAATAATACTGCATTCCTTGAATTATTTGGAATGGAATCAGATGCAATTCACACTATGGATTCAGATAATTCTAAGATTGATGTTTCTTGGGAAGATCGTTTTGATGATGATGTAGTAGAAAAGGTTGCCAATTACAAAAAGAATGTGATTAATATTGCTGATGATCGCAAAGAATTTATTAGTGCTTATGATGTAGTTAGATATCTTGTTCAAAATGTTGACAAAATTAAAGGCAAGAGAATAACTGTTACCGGACAGGTTAATAAAAATGTATATCAGGGCAAGATTTCTGATAGATTCCAGATTCAGAATTTTTATCTTGCTAATGAAGATGACAAGAATGGATTTAAGTGTACTGATATGTTTTATTTCAGTAAGGATTCTTTTGATACTGCAGATTGGAGAGAAGAACATAAATTAGCAATTAACGGTTGGATCAAGACTTATATAGCAGAGGAAAAGAAGAACATGTATGTTCCTCAGACGGTTATTTTTGATTGTTCAAAAATTGACTGGGAAAATGAAAAGCATCGTAAGTTAGCAGAATTCAAACTGAAGACAATTGGTTGTTCTTTAACAGAAGATAATAAAATTAAGGTTGGTCTTGGTAAGAGCATTTATGCAATTGCGGCAGAATTTACTTATTTCAATGGGGCACAGGCTGAGGAAATTACATTAGAAGATCTTACTCCGACTCAGAGAGAAGCAATTGAACTTGGCATTAAAAGTCTTGCTGATTTCTCAGGAAATGTTTACGGAGAAAGAGTAACCGAGTTTAAACTTACAAATTACAATCTAACCGGAGATTATGCAGACGGATATGTAGATTGTGATATCAAGATGAGTGAATTAGAAGAAGAACTCTTTGAACCTTCAAAAGAAGAAAAACTTGATGACATTATGAATAAGCCCACTCAGGCTATTGATAATGATGATACAGAAGACGATGACGATGATGATATGGAGGAAGATTTATTTGGATAAAAAAGAGTGTATTGGGCAAAGATTTGGGAAATTAGTTATTACCGGAATCGCTCCAACTCCTCTTCATATTAAAAATCGTTCAACAGTATATGTATATTGTGATTGTGATTGTGGTACTAAAAACGTTGTCAAAAATTATGGAAATTTAAAATATTGTGGAGTTTATTCATGTGGGTGTGAATATCACAAAATTGGAAGAAGATATAAACAAAATAAATATATCGAAAAAGAAAACATGATAGTCATGTTTGATAATAAAGATAACGAATTTTATATATCTAAATGTGATTTAGATAAAGTATTGCAATATACGTGGTATGTAAATAAAAGCAGAGATAATGAAGTTTGTAATGCGGCAAACTCTATAAAACTTCATAGATATATTATGGATATACATAACGGCGATCCTGCTATCCTTGTAGATCATATTAATCATAATAAAAATGATAATAGGAGAGAAAATTTACGCATTGTGAATACTCCTCAAAATAGCATGAATAAAGGATTGACTAAAAGAAACACTTCAGGAGTTGCAGGTGTTTCGTATGACAAAAGAGATAAAAGATGGGACGCATATATAAACTGGAATTATAAAAAAATTTCTTTGGGAAGTTTCGCTGATTTTAATGATGCAGTAAAAGCTCGTAAAGATGCAGAAGAAAAATATTTTGGCGAATTTTCATATGATAATTCACAAAAAATTGCACAACAATATATGAAAGGATGATTTAAAATGGCAAAGTTTGGTAAGAAAAACGAAATAAATTTAAATCCACTAGCATATAACATAGGTTTATGCGGAGAATCCGGGGTGGGAAAATCAACAATTATTAAACAAGTTTGTGAGAAACTTGTAGGAGACGAGGGATATATTTCTCTTGATATAGGCAAGGAAGACGGACATAAAGCTATATCTGGAATTGTTACAGAATCAGTTCCAAACTGGGAAACATTTACTGAAATTGTTGATGATATAGTGGAGAATAAAGATTCTGATTATCCAAAGCTTCAAGTGGTTGTTATTGATACTTATGATCAGCTTTGTGATATTGCCGAAAAAGAAGCGATAAGATTATACAATAAGAAAATTGCCGGTACAGATAAACCAAAAGCAGAAACAATTAATAGTGCGTGGGGTTCGTATGGTAAAGGTCTTGATAAAACCATAGATATTATGTTGAGCAAGCTGTGGGAATTAAAAAGTGTTGGTGTTTCTTTTATTATAATATCTCATGTTAAAAGAACAGATATTACTGATGTTATGACAGAAGAACAGTACACAATGTTAACCGCTAATACGACTCAGAAATATTTTAATGCTATTAAAACAAAGTTGGATTTTTTAGGAATGGCATATATCGATCGTGACTTAGTAAAGTACAAGAGCAAAAAGAAAGATAAAGACGGAAAAGAAATTGAGAAAAATAGAATTTCAGCTGAATCTCGTGTAATTAATTTCCGTGATGACACTTATTCCGTAGATAGTAAATGTAGATTTGCTAACATTGTAGATAGAATTCCTTTTGATTCTGACGCATTTATTAAGGCTATGCAGGATGCAATTCTTGCAGAACAGAGTTATGATGGAATATCTGTAGCAGAAGCGACTAAGAAGCAAAAGGCTGAGGCTAAAGAAGCTGCAAAAGTTGCATCAGAAAATTCAGCAAAGGCTCGTGAAAAAAAGATCGAAGCTGAACTTGAAGAGAACCGTGATGATTACATAGCAATTATTCAGGAAAAGTTCCAAGATGCAGATGTTGATACTAAGAAGAAAGCAAAGGAACTGCTTGCGTCTGGTGGCGTAAAGAAGTTTACAGATCCCGAATTAAACATAACAATTCTTAAAGAGATAGCGGAGTTATTTTAATGATTACATATGCACAAGACCAAGAGGATATAATCCTTGCAGAAATTCTTAAAGATGTTAATAAAGGTTTTTATATAGATGTTGGGGCAAATAGCCCCGACGCTCTAAGCGTAACCAAGTTATTTTATGAACAAGGTTGGAATGGAATTAATATAGAACCACTTCCAGATATGTATCAAGAATTATGCCAAAAGCGTGACCGTGATATTAATCTTAATATTGGAGTTGGTAATAAACACGACATACTTACTATGAGAGTGTGTGATTATGGCTCTACGTTTAGTAGCAAGGTTATCTATGAAAATCACTATGAAACAAAGCCTGCTCTTCAAGTTGAAGTGTTTACTATGACTGAGATACTTAACAAATATAAACCTGAAACAATTCATTTTTGCAAGATAGATGTTGAAGGTTTCGAAAAACAAGTTCTTGAGGGTTGGGACTGGAATTATAGACCTTGGGTGTTCTGTATGGAATCAACTAAACCCGGTACTACAATTCCTTGTCATAACGAATGGGAACATCTTTTACTCAAACATGGTTATAAACTTGAAAGAGCACATGGAATTAACAGGTATTATATAGACATTAATCAATTTTAATCCCCTTGGATGATGGTGGAGGTATGAAGACCTCCACCTTGGAGGTTTTATGGAAAGAGAATATGCAAAATTAAAGATTAAATATGATTATGCAGACGAAGGTATTGGTAAATATAAAGTTGAACAAAATTTTGAAGAAATTGAAGAAAATGATTTAGCTCACAAACTTATACAATCGGCTGCTTCATTTTTAGTTATGGCTGGATATAATATTCCATTAAATGATATGCCTTATGTTATTGAGTGGTCTCAACCTAAATATAGCAAATTGCCGACTAAATACGAAATAGGACATAAATTTTTAATTACACCGGCAGATACTACAAAAGAGGTTGACGTTGCTAAATGGAACGGCGAAACATTTGATGGATATAAAAATGACGATGTGCTTGCTTGGGCTTATATGCCGACAAGATATGATCGGTCAGATATTTGGTATTAGGAGATTAAGATGGGTAGATTAGTAAAATTGGTCGATACAGGAGAGATGTCAACAAGTGATATTTCTTTTCGTGCCCCAAATAAAAAATACTTTTCAACTGAAGAAGCTTATATTAAATGGAAAACAAACATAGAATATAAAAATAAATGTATAGATAAAATGTTCGAGGTTATGGGTTATAAACCTAACATGATCCTACCAACTTATTTTTTTAAACTACTGAAAAATAAAAAGTACGAAGAAGGTGTGGGATATGAAGCGGTATATAATACAATGATATCTCAGGCTAAATCTATAGAATGGGCTTTAAAAAATAAAGATTTTGGCAGTGAGGTTGCTAAGGTCATGTATATAATGGCGATTATAGATAATAATGTCATGGACGAATACAAAAAGATTGTGAAAGAAAGAAGAAAAAATAGCGGATTAAAAGCTGAAATTATTAACATCGAAGATATTAATTTAAAGCATAAGAAACAATCCGCAACAAATATTAGTAAATGGTTGGAGGACGAAGATTGAAGACTAAAGATATACCTAAAGAATTACTTGAAAAGAGACAGGTTTTAGAGTGCAACTTTGTCCTTTCTCTTTATAAAGATATGAGTCTGATGAATGACTATTCTAATATAGTTAATGGTGAAGACTTAATTACAGAAGACGGACAGTTCTATTATGGTATTCTTCAAGGAATGAAAAAGGCTGGATTTAATAGTGCTGATAATATGAGTATCTATACTTTTCTTGAAGATAAGAAAACTCTTAAGGACGGCTGGGAACGTAGAGGTGGTAGCGGAACCGTAAAAGAGATAACTAGCATGTTGTCTCTTAATAACATAGATGCTTATTATGATGATTTAGTAAAAAGTAATTTATTAATTCGTCTTAAAAACGCAGGATTTGATGTTCTTAGTAAGCTAGATAAATTTAATGAAATGAATTCAAACGAAGTTTATGCCTATTACGAATATCAGTTAAGCAACATAGCGGTTGGTAAGATTGAAAAAATTCATGCTGAAGATCTTACTCAAGGATATGATGAGTGGATTGAAGAATGGGATAAGGGAGCCAGTATAGGATTTAAAGTTGGTTCATCGATGCTTAATTATAGATTGTTAGGAGTTCATAAATCTAATTTACTGCTTCATTTAGCTAGTATAGGTAAAGGTAAAACTTCTTCAGCAATCGCTTGGTATATTTTACCAGCCATAGAAACACAAGACGTTGTAGTTATTGCAAATGAACAAGGTGTTTCTGAATGGAGACAGATGATTTTATCAACAGTTTTATTTAATAAAATTGGTAAAGTTGATGGATTTTCTAGAAGAAAGATGATGGTGGGTGGATTTACTGAAGAACATAAAAAGAAGATGAAAGAAGCCGCCGACTGGTTAGAAAATCAACCGGGTAAAATTTTATTTCTTGAAACTCAAGATTATGGAGTAGAAAATATTAAAAAACTTATGTCAAAATATGCAGCAATTGGTTGTAGTTATTTTATTATAGATACTCTTAAGCCAGAAAATGACGCTTCAGATAAGGCGTGGGGGGAATTTTCAGAAGTTGCAAAAGGAATATTTTTACAAGCTAAAAAACTTGATGTAGCTGCAATAGCAACCTGTCAGCTTTCTCCTGAAGCAATGACAAGAATGTATCTTGATATGACTTGTATCGGTAAGGCAAAAGCCATAGGAGAAACAGCAACACAAGTTGTAATGTTACGACCTATAACATCGGACGAAAAAACGAAAGTTAAACCATATAATTATGATGGTAAAATTAGAAAGATTACTGATTTAGATGATAATAAAGACTATATTATGGTGTTTACTCCTAAAAATAGATTTGGAGAAGAAGATCCTCAAATTATCATGGAACGTAATTTAAATTTTAATACCTATAAAGATGTCGGATGGTATGAGTGTCCATTTGATCAGTTTAGAACGAGGTAATTATGAAAGCAATATTAATAAAAAATAATAGAAGTTGGTCGTGGACTTTAGTAAGATATTGTCCAAATTGGATCTCATGGTTCTGGGTATTTTGGTATAAATACATTAGGCTATTTGATTCTGTAGAAGCAAGAAAGGTAGATTAATGAGTAACGAAAGAAAATTAATAGATTATATTAATGAATTTTATAAGGAAATTGAAACCAACAGTCCGTTAACTAATGAACAGAAAATGATATTTGAAACCGGAATTGCTAAAGGAATTACATTTGTTCTCACTGAACTTATTGATTTAAATATTGATTTATCAATTCTTGGAAAATATTCTCCAGATAACACTTGACAAAATTATATAAAGTGATAAAGTAATATAAGAAGGGAGGCGGTTGCTATTAGTGAATATTGTGGTAAATGTGATTTATGGGATTCTCTTGTAAATATAAGAGAATTAAACGATGAATCTGATTGGTCTAAAATAAAAATATATCAATATACTCCTGACACACACCTTAACGAAAAAACATTAGAATGGGAAGGAGAATTGCTTTTAGATATAAAAAGTATAAAAGATCTTTTACCATATGCGGCGTTTCTTGTTGGTGCAGCAGGAGGAAATAAAGACGGTTTTTATACAGCACATATTGGAAGCCGTTCATTTGTAGATCAGGAAGAAGAAGAAAGATTTGCATGGTATCTTCGTGATGTAAAGAAATTATACAGAAGATGTAAGCGTAAGAAAATAGAATTTACTGAAGAATATGTTCAGAAAGAACTCTCTTGGGTATCAGATAAAACCATGATATCTGAAATATATAGGAGAGTAAAAGAACATCCAACATCTGCCAATGTTAAAGGACTGCATGACAATCTTCATCAGTATTATAGAAGAAGATTGGCTGAAGAGATGGTAAAGGCTGGATATACTCAAGAACAAGCAGACGAATGGGTATATAATAATAATAAAACTTGGTAGGTACAAAAGATGAATGTTCAGACTCTTAATAATGAACTTATAGACAACACAGATAACATTATTAAAGTCTTGACTAAATTAGGTCATGAGCGTATACAAGCTCGTGGCAAATATATAACGTTTGCTAATATAAGCGGAGATAATCCTAATGCTTGTAGCATACTCATTGATACATTAGGATATCAAAACTTTTCCCACGGTGGGAGCGGGAACCTATTTACATTAGTCATGGATGACCTTGGCTGTAACTTTCCAAAAGCTCTCGATACCATAGCCAAGTGGCTAGGAATCACTCATAACCTCCAATATGATATTAAATTGCCTTTTAATGCATTCTATAAACGCATCTTAAAAGAGCAATTGGAGCCAGAATCCTCTTTGAAGATCTATAACGAAAATCTGCTCCCACCATTAGATAGTTTTAGCAAACTTTTTATTGATGACCATATCTCTGTTGAAGCACAGAAACATTTTAAAGTGAGATATTGTCATGAAGATGATTGTATTTTAATTCCAGTTTATTCTATGACCGATGAACTGGTGGGGGTTAAAGCAAGAAATAACTCTAACGAAGATTATAATAATCGTTGGTTCGCTTGGCTTCCATATGCTAAAAGTCATGTGGTCTACGGAATAAACTGGAATTATAAAAATATAATTAACAAAAGGACTTTGATAATTTTTGAATCAGAAAAATCAGTAATGCAGGCATGGGACTTCGGATTATGTTGTACATGTGCAATTGCCGGACATAGCATTAGTGATACTCAGGCGAGAATAATTAAAAGTTTAATGATAGAAAATATTATTGTAGCTTTTGATGAATCTTTATGTGAGGACGAAATAAAGTATGAAGCCAATAAGTTGGTTGTGGATAATTTTACTTATAAAAATAATGTTTCATACATTTTTGATAAAGATAATTTATATCTGCCAAAGGGGAGTAAAGCTTCTCCTACAGATCTTGGAAAAGAAATATGGCAGAACTTATACAAACATAGCAGAATCAGTTGTAAAGAGGTAGAAAATGACACGAGAAGTTGATCCTAGACTTCAAGAACTGTATGACAAGGGCGTTCCGATTTATTCAATATCACGCATAGATAGTATCAATAATTGTTTATATGGTGCTTATCTTACTTATAAATTACATAAGCGTGGCAGCAATAATGTATATGCCATTATGGGTGGGAAGATTCATGATATTCTTGAAGGCATAACCAATGGAGAAAACACTGAGGAGGACTTACTTCCTGCAATGCAAACTGAACTAGATGATATGGATACTCTTGATATAACATTTCCGAAGGATTCTAAAGGCGGTGATTCGATTCGTGAAGGTTGGATAAAAGATATGGAGCATTTTTGTACAACATACAAAGCTCCAAGAAATAAAAATTTATCTACTGAGGAATTATTTATATATACAACTAGCCATGGACATGTCTTGATCGGCTATATAGATTTACAAAATCTTAAAAAGAACGGATTGGACATTTACGATTATAAAACTAGCACCTTATATAAAGGTGAAGATTTAAAATCTCATGGTCGTCAGCTCGTTGTGTATCAAATGGGCAAAGAGCAGGAAGATAAACAAGTAGAATCGGTTGCATGGATTTTCTTAAAATATGTCGATGTTGAATTTATGGGATATAAAACAGCAAAGAGCAAAGAAAAGACATTGCTCACTAAAACCATAGAACGTAAAAAGATTGGAACAGAACTTGAAAAATATGTTGAAAGAGATTTACTTGATGCAGGTTATGATGAAGTTGACACCGAGATATATTTAAATGAATTTAAGAGCACCAATAAGTTTGATTGTCTTCCTGAAGAGATTCAGAGCAAATATAAAATGAAACCATGTGTTCTTAAATATGAGGTAACAGATGAAGTTAAGCAAGAGTGTGAAGATTATATTAATCAAACTATTGAAATGTGGGAATCGCTTGGTGACGATGTTAAGAATTATCCTCCAAGGTCTTTCACTAAAGTTCAAAAGAACGGTAAAGAAGTAAGAGACACATTCTTTTGCCAACAACTTTGCTCTCATAGTAAAGAATGTCCTTATTTAAGAGACTATATAGATACTTTAGATAACAGTACAGAAGATGAAGATTTATTTTAAAGGAGAAAGAATATGAAGACAATGTATTTAGCCGAGGACGGCAAGCAGTTTGAAACAGAAAAAGAATGCAAGGCTTATGAAGAAAAAAAGTTAGCCGAAGCATCTGAAAAACTTAAGAAGGAAAAAGAAAGAGAAGCTCGTTTACAGGAAGTCAAAGAAGCTTATAAGAAATATAAGACTTTGCAAGAAAAGTATCTTGAAGATTATGAAAGCTATTCGACAAAACTTGTTGATCTTGAAGACTATCCGTATGTTGCTTCTTTATTAAACATATTTGGATTTTAATCTTTATAAATAATTTGAAAGTCGTTTTAAGTTTATTTAAAGCGACTTTCTTTGTAAGGAGTATATTATGAATATTAAAATTACTGGAATCGATCCAACTAAATGTGCTTCATTTACTACAAGAGCACGAAAAGGAGAAGTGATTTGTTTCTTTGGTCATTATCTTCAAGCTGTCAACGATGTAATGATAAATGAAGACGGAGAGTTAGAACAAGAATATAAATATTTAGGAAAGGATTATAGATTTCCCTTTGAAGATGATTGCAAATAAAATAATTTGGAGGAAATATGATAACTTTTAAACAGATAACATTTGGATCAGATTGTACTGGATTATATGATGTCGCTATTAGTAAACCTATGACCGTAAAGGAATTTGTTGACGAGTTACTTACAGACTATCCTTTTGAATGGGGTTATATAGGAATATATGAACAAAGAGAAGTTTTTGGAAATCCTAAATGCGAATATAGATGTGGGAAATTATTATCTTCACTACCAGCTGAATATTTAGATAAGGAAATTAAAGAAGTAAATGGGCATGGTGGATGGAGTAGAAGTGATTTTACTTTGAAATTACAGGAGTAATAAATGAGGATAGCAAATAATAAAAAAGAACGCATAAAAATAAAACGTAGAAGAATACAAAATAAAAAGTTAATAAAGAAGTATCCTTGGCTTAAACCTTATAATGTATGGAATGGTAAAATATGGAAAGATTATAGATATGAAACCACCTGGGCAGATGATCTACCTGGAGGTTGGAGAAAAGCTTTTGGAGACATGATGTTTGAAGAAATAGATAAAGTCCTCAAGCAAACTAATACGACAATCTATATAGAACAGATTAAAGAAAAGTATGGACAGCTTCGTTTTTATTTTTCAGGGGCAGACGAAATACATAATATTGTAGAAAAATATAGCACTCTTAGTGAGAATATTTGCATAAGATGCGGCAAGCCAGATGTTCCGATGTTGGATACTGGATGGATAAGTCCGGAATGTCAAGAGTGTTTCGAACATAATCAAAAAATAAATAAATGGGCACCGCAAGGACATTATACAGATTATGTCTGTGGAGATTATCATATGGCTGATGAAATGAGATGGAGAAGATATTCTACAGAAGGAATAACTGAACATTGTATGGATATTAGTGATACTGCTGAAAAAATAAGGGCTAAATATAGGAATAGTCACAAGTAATAAACACTCATGATTTGAAGAAATCCCAGAGGAGAAAGAATGAAATCAAATGTTTTAGATGAGATAATAAATATAGACTTAAAAGAATTATGTTTAATTAATCAATATTCTTTAAAAGAATTAGAAATCATTAGAGATTATCAAGTACAATATCCCTATGTTAAAATGCATCAGCAATATTATGATATAGCTGGGCAAAAATTTGGCAGATTAAAAGTGTTGTATTATATTGGCAATAGAAAATATCTATGTTTATGTGATTGTGGAAATATATCTATACATAGAAAAGACGGTCTAACTAGTGGGAGTGCTCAATCTTGTGGTTGCTATAAATTAGAATGTTGTCATCAAAGAAAAAAAGAAAATCAATATGATTTAACAGGAGAATATGGAAGAGGTTGGACATATAATACTAATAGAGAATTTTATTTTGACCTTGAAGACTTTGACAAAATTAAATTACACTCGTGGAAAGAAAATCCTAATGGTTATATAGTTTCAAAAAGAGCTAAAGAAATTATGATGCATCGATTAGTAATGGAAATTGATGATCCTAAAATTGTCGTTGATCATAAAGAACATAACAATTGGGATAATCGAAAAGAAAAATTACGTTTGGTAACGACACATCAAAATACAATGAATGAAAAATTAGCGATTAATAACACTAGCGGTGTAACCGGTGTAAGTTTTGAAAAAGGTAAGTGGCGAGCATATATTTGGTATAATGGTAAAACTATTCATTTAGGAAACTATTCAAACATTAATAATGCTATATCTGCTCGTATTCAAGGAGAGGAAAAATATTTTGGCAAATATGGATATCACCAGAGTATGAAGGAGAGTTACGATGAAAACAAATGTGTTGGATGAAATTATTGTAAAAATTGAAAACGATGATATAAAAGAATTTGCAGAAGAGCTACTTACAACGATTCCGGAATATTTTTATCATGTTCCAAGTAGCTCTACGGGAAAATACCATCCCGCATATGCTTTAGGCGAGGGTGGATTAGTTCGTCATACAATAGCTTTGGTTCGTATTCTTAATTATACTTTCGAAATAGATTGTATGGGATCTTCCTGGACTTCTCGTGAGAAAGATTTAATGCGTATTGCAGGACTTATGCACGATACTCGTAAGAGTGGATCACAAGAAGATTATGAAAAGAATAAATATACAAAATTTGAACATCCTTTACTCGCAGCATCAGTTGTTAGAGATTATTTAGGAAGTAATATAATTCCAGACACTGAAATAGAAATTATCGCTACTGCGATAGAATCACATATGGGGCAGTGGAATACTTCAGATAGAAGTAAGGTAGTTCTTCCTAAGCCTAGCAATAAATATCAGAAGATCATTCACTGGGCAGATTATCTTGCTTCACGTAAAGATATTGAAATGAGATTTGAGAGAGCAGTTCCTACTCCTGCTGAATACAGATTTACATTTGGCAAGCATAATGGAGAAACACTTGAAGAAGTTATGGATAATGATCCCTCATATATTGATTGGCTTAAAACTACTGAATTAAGATTCCCACTTGATAAATTATTAGCCTAACAGTTGACAAAATTATATCGGTAAGTATAATTATATTATAATGATTATACGATTGGAGAGTTAAATGCAGAATTATACCGTATTACATCTTCATAGCGATCTTAGTAATGGTATTACTAATATAGATAGTATAACTAAATATTATCATTATATAGATAAAGCCAAAGAGTTAGAAATGACCGCTATGGCTTTTTCTGAGCATGGATCTGTGTTTCAATGGGTCAAGAAAAAAGAAACAATAGAAAAGGCTGGGATGAAATATATTCATGCTGAAGAATTTTATGTCACAGAATCTCTTGATAAGATAATTAGAGATAATTATCATTGTTTATTAATTGCGAAAAATTATGCCGGAGTAGAAGAGATTAATACACTATCTTCTAAATCTTTTAACAGAGAAGACGGACATTTTTATTATGTTCCTCGTATAACTTATGATGAATTAATAAATACTTCAGATAATATAATAATTTCTACTGCTTGTCTTGGTGGAATTCTTGTGTGTGGAACTGACGATATACGAAAAAAATTTATTAAGTTTTTAAAGAACAATAAACACAGATGCTATCTTGAGATTCAACATCATAATGTCGAACAACAAAAAAAGTATAACCAGTATCTTTATAAACTTAGTCAAAAGTATGGGTTAAGTTTAGTTGCCATGACCGATACTCATTATTTAAACCAGGATCATTTTGACGGCAGAGATATGCTTCAGAAATCAAAGAAAATATATTTTGATAATGAAGAAGGTTGGGATTTGGCATTTAAGTCTTACGATGAATTAATTGCAGCTTATGAATTACAAGATTCATTACCCATGGACATTGTAAAACAAGCCATAGAAAATACAAATGTTATTGCAGATTCTGTAGAAGCATTTGAATTAGATAGAAGCTATAAATATCCTCATCTATGGGAAGATTCTGAAAAATTATTATGGCAGAAGATTAAGCAAGGATTAAAGGATCGTGGGGTAGATAAATATCCTAACAGACAAGAATATGCCGACCGTATTAAATACGAAATGCAAGCATACAAACATAATGGAGCTATTGACTTCATGCTTCTTATGGAAGATATTGTTTCGTGGTGTAGAACTCAGAATATTCATATCGGGTATGGAAGAGGTTCAGTAAATGGTAGCGTGATTGCTTGGGTTTTAGGCATCACAGAAATGGATTCTATTAAGCACAAGCTGAACTTTGAAAGGTTTATGAATGTTGAAAGAGTTAGTCTTTCGGATATAGATACCGATTTCCCTCCGTCAAGGATTGAAGAAGTTAAGCAATATATATTTAATCATCATGGATTATATTGCTCTGATATTATTACATTTAATACAATTGCTGACAAAGGAGCAATCCGTGATATAGGTAGAGCATTAGATATGCCATTGTCAGAAGTAGCTGAAATATGTGATACAGTTGATAATGAAGAAGAATATATTAAGAGCAGAGAAAAATATCCTGAACTATTTCATTATGTTGATTTGGTTAAAGGAGTAATAGTTAGTATAGGAAATCATCCGTGTGGTATGGTTGTATCTCCTCAGCCTCTTGAAGACAGCATGGGATTATGTTCAACTTCTACTGATAACTGTCCAATCTCGCAAATATATATGAAAGAGATTGATGGTCTTAACTATGTTAAGTTGGATTTACTTAAGCTCGACACTATCGAATTAATATCTAACACTTGTGATATGGCAGGAATACCAATGTTGTTGCCTGATGATTTAGATATCAATGATGTAGATGTTTGGAATTCGATGCGTGATGATACAACGGCTATATTCCAATGGGAGGGTAAGACTGGTGATGATTATATTAAGAAACTACTCTCTGATAAAAACATTAAGAAGTTTCAAGAATTAGATGAAAACGTAGACAGAATGACTTTGTTGAGTATAGGAAATTCTGCTATTCGTCCTGCTGGTGCTTCTTACAGAGAAGACCTTGCCAACGGAGTAATTCGTAGTACGGGATCTAAGCCAATAGATGACTTCCTAAGTAATACATTTGGCTATTTGGTGTTCCAGTGTCAGATTATCGATTTTCTACATTTATATTGTGGATTTACAATGGGTGAAGCTGACATTGTAAGACGTGGATTTGCCAAGAAAACTGGTACAGATCAATATATTCCGATTATTAAAAATGGCGGTTATCTTACAGATAAAAGTCAGCATTATATAGACGGATATATTAAGACGATGAAAGATAAGTATGGCATAGAAGAATCTAAATCCGAAGAAGATATAGTCGCATTTATTAAGGTTATAGAAGACGCTAGTTCATATCTGTTTTCGTTAAATCATTCTCAGCCATATAGTTATGAAGGATATGCTTGTGGATATTTAAGATATCATTATCCCGTAGAATTTTTAACTTGTGCTTTAAATATCAATAAAGATAACGAAGATAAGACTATTGCATTAACTGCTTATGCTAGAAAACAAGGTATCAAAATATCTTCAATTAGATTTAGACATTCAATATTTAATTATTCGTGTGATCCTGCTGAACGCATTATATATAAAGGATTAGCTAGTATTAAATTCATGAACGAATCTGTGTCTCAAGAATTATACAATTTTCGTGACAACAAATATGATAGTTTTATTGATTTACTTTATGATATAGAACAGACAAGCTGTAATAGTAGGCAACTTGATATTCTTATTAAGTTAGGATTTTTTGAAGAGTTCGGAGACATTAATCAAATCCTTAAAATTGTAGAAATCTACAATTTTTTCAAAAAAGGTGAAGCAAAACAGTTGACCAAAAATAAGGTACCGGATTATATTCCGAAGTATTTATTGGCACAATATTGTACAGAAACTGAAAAACAATATAAGATACTTGATTGCGTAACGTTACTTAAAGAAGTTCTTAAAGTTGTTGATTATCCAAAGACCACGCTGCTTGATAAACTAACTTACGAACAGGAACATCTTGGGTATATACAAACCACTATTGATATAGGCGAAAAGTATTATTATATTACTGATATTAAAGAAGCTATGTTAACTTTATATCAATTAAGAGCTGGTGAAACTATCAAGATTAAGTGTCGTAAAAAAACACAAACCCAGAATCCTATCACTAAAGGAACTATTATTAAGATAGAAAAGATTAGCCCTGAGCCAAAATTTAAACTTGTTAAGGATGAAAATGGTCGTGAGATCCTTGATAAGAATGGAAAAAAGCAATGGTATAGAGACGAAAATGATCTTGAAGAAATTTTACAAAAATATTTAGTGATTAAGTGTTGACAAAATTACAGAAAGTGATAAACTATTACATAGAAAGGATGTTACATATGGACAAGAAAGAATTATTCCTTAAAACAATTAATACTCTTGAAGAACTCACAGAGTTCCGTAATAAAGTATCTGGTTTAATTCAAGGATTAAAATGCGTTAATACCGATTTTATCGGGGAAGACACTATAGTTCTTCCGGCTGAGAATTTGATCACTGAATTATTAGCTGCGACTGTGGCTAGTGAAAAACCTGACAAAATTAAAGATGTTAAATATAATATTGAATGGTGGATCTATGATACGTCTTACGGTAAGGACGATAACTATAATGAGGTTACTTACCCCGACGGCAACACTGTAAGAATAGACACTCCCGAAAAACTCTGGGAGGATATTCAATTAACTTTGCAATAAACCTTCCATGGTTTATATAGATGCTTAATGCGTCTCCTTTCTGTTGACAGTGGGGATGAGAACAGGCACTCGTCCCCACACCTTTCCGTATATAGGAGTTGTAATGGAATTTAATTATAAAAACACGGTATATTTCCATGTACCAATATATTTTGAAATAGGTATTTTTGACAGAATAAATTATATTTATCATGCATTACTTGATACTAATATTAATAGAGGAGATATTAAACTTGTTGGATATGGCTGTCCTAATAATTGTATCTGGAATGGTGGACGCTTAATAATGGGGCAACAATACGACATTGAAACTCTTGAAATGATCATTTCATTTTATAAAAGTTTCTTGTCAGACATACAGTTTACTTTCACAAATTTTCTTCTTGAAGAAAATGATGTATACGATAGATATGGCAACGCTCTTTTAGATCTTGCGAATAGATATGATATAGAAATATTAATATGTTCTGATATTCTCGAAAAATATATCAGAGATAAATATCCGAACATTAGAATTGCAAGATCAATTATTAATGATGCAACAATTACTACAGAAGACTTAGATAAATATTCAACTATAGTAGTATCTAAATATAAAAATAAAGACATACCGTATTTAAAAGCGTTATCGTCATTTACAACACATAATTTATTTGAACTTCTTGTAGATGAACAATGCGGAATAGATTGTCCAAGAAGGGCAAGAGATCATTATGAAGCTTATAATAAATCTCAATTATATATAAAGAATGATCTTTGTAAGATGTGTACGGCAAAAGATAAATCTTCATATAAACAAATTGAGATTCTTCCAGAAGAAATAAACGATTATCTTGACATTAATTATAATCGTTTCAAATTGTCTGGTAGGGAAAAAGCTCCGTTATTTATTGAGTCTGCGATAAGATATATGATTCAAGAAGAACATCAACAAAATGTTAGAATGAATGCTTATACGAGTATGGCAGAATTAATTAATGAACAAGTAAAAAATCAAATGATGAGAAATCATTGATTATATATCCCCCAATAATCATAGTAACTGAATGGTCAAGGTACATCGATGCAAGTCGGTGGTCACGTAGGAAATCGTGTGCAGGGTTCGAGTCCTTGTCTATGATAGTAGTCGAATTCACGTAAAAGACCGAGGGGATGCAGCGTGATGCTAAACCTACTCCAAGCATACACGGAGTACAGTGCTCGATTTAATCACGTAATGAGCAAGCAGTATGTTAAGAGAGTGATTATCATGGTGGCGGAATAGGTAGACGCAATAGTATAGGTATTTTGGATGCTACATAGTTCCTACGTACAGAAAAACTAACAAGCATCATGTAAGGTGCAAATCCTTACCCATGATAGCCGATTTGGAAGCATTCGTATAAACTTCCCCCTAGAGGGCAGGTGGCAGAATGTCCCTTGGGATGTGAGTTGATCCCATGTGGAAGGAAGTAATCCACTACACAACTCCTAGATATCCGGTAATATTCTAGTAATCATGGTGACGAATTGGTAGACGTTAAAGAGTTGGTAAAGATAGAACGCAAGGAGGATTGATGTTAGGAAAGGGGTTCTATCATGTAGGGTTCGAGTCCCTACCCATGATTAAGCACTCATGTCGGAATAGGCAGACGAATCGGATTTAAAATCCGCTGAGAATTATCTCGTGCGAGTTCAAGTCTCGCTGAGTGCAGAGGCTGGATAGCGACCAGATGATGTGTGAGAGAGCAGGACACCACACAGAGAATGACAATGCCAAGAAGGGTTGCTCACAACTAGCGGTGAGAATGTAATGAGACTAGATTTAGCATCTCCCCCATTGGAACTGCCCAAAATTAGGAGGTTAAAATGGAAGAAAAATATTATTGGACAAATCAGAAAGGAATAAATATTCCTAAACATGAATTAACTGATTATCATGTTTGCAACATAGTAGCTAAGTTTGGAAAAAATTGGCTCTCAGAAAACGGACATGATGTTTTGGTTAAACGTTATGAAGAACTTAATAGAGAATATAATTTTTTCAAAGTAATTGAAGAATTATAATAAAAATACTGGGATATCGTCAAGCGGTAAGACAACAGACTTTGACTCTGTTATGCGTTGGTTCGAATCCAACTATCCCAGCGAGAACCTAGTTGCAAATAGGTTCAATTTCTTTACTCCATGTCTTTTTTGTTTCTTGTGACATGCGTAAACCTCCTTTCAAAGACGAGTGTTGCTCACAAAAGGGTGAGAGATGTAGCCGCATCTGTGGGTTCGAATCCCACCAACACTATTTAAATGTATTAAGTGTTGATTAAATTAAAGGAGTTAATGAAATGATAAGGATATATAATTGCCCAACGTGTTGGTTGATTTATATAGGTAACAAAGAATTTTTAATCAGAAAGTTTTGGAGGCTTAGATGAAAAGAAAAATTATAGACGTATTAATATTTATTTGTGTAGTTATTTTTATTTATGTACTGGCTTTTATTTTAACTATTGCTTTAACTGAAGAAGCACCTAAAAAAGAGCCAGTACAAGTTGTTTATGAAGAATATTCAATAGAGCCTATAGTTTATGAAGTTCAAACAGTAATAAATCCTAGAGATCTATATCTTGAAAGGCTTGATGAAATTAATGATATTCAGGATAGTCTTGAATGGTTTAAAGCATATAAGGATTTGAATGAAGAATTTGCAGACTATGGCGAGATCGAATGGATTGATGATGTATTTTCCGAAGATGAGATTTATTTATTAGAAAGAGTTGTAGAAAGCGAATGTCACGGGGCTGACTTTGAAAGTAAAACTCATGTGGCAGCGGTGGTATTAGCAAGACTTGAGAACGAAAGATTCCCCGATACTTTAACCGAAGTGATCATGCAACCTAATCAATTTTATGTTTCTAAAACAGAAATTGATGAAGAAACTAAGCTGGCTGTAGAATATGCTTTTTGTGTAGCTACGGCTGCGGATGATTGTTTGTGGTTCCACTCTATGACAAAGCAAGAAAAATTCAGTGGCGGTGATTATGTGTTTAGTGATAATTGTCACCACTTTTATAAATAGATATCACGGAAGAAAGGAGAATATAAACAATGATCGACTACGATATTTGTTTATGCGGAACAACAGATTGTCCAAAATTTAATGAATGTCTTCGTGGTACAGGAATAAAGCGTGAAGGTATTTATACTATGAGTTATTTTGGAACAATTTGTAATGAAGAAAACGGATATATGCAGTTTATTAAATTTGTTGATGGAGATTTTAAGGAGGTGAAATAATGGAAGAAAACAAAATAACCGAAGAGGTTAAAGAAGTTTCTGCTAGAAAAATTCCTAAAGTACAGAGACACAAAGAACTTTGTAAACAATTAAATAGAATTTATGAAGCCAAAAATCAAGATTATGGAGATGCATTTTCTATGGCTTATAAACAGTTTGGCATTACAAGCGCTCTCATAAGGATTTCTGATAAATATAACAGATTAATGAATCTTGCTTCGGGGAAAAAAGCACAAGTTAAAGACGAATCAATAAGAGATACTCTTATGGATCTTAGCAACTACTGTCTTTTAACAATATTAGAACTTGATCGTGAAGCATATAATAAGGAGAAATTTAAGAATGAGGAAAATATATCTTAGTGGAGCGTGTAGAAACGTATCCCAAGAAATTAGTTCATCATGGAGAGATTATGTAAGTACCGCTTTAGGAAGTGAATTTAATACATTTAATCCTAATAGACATTATGATTATGTATCATTCCTTCCCGCTAGTGATAAAGAATGTAGAAAATTATTTTTAAATCATCTACGTGAAAGTGATATCTTGCTTGTCAATCTTGATTTTTCTGATTCAAGCTGTGGAACTAACTACGAAATTGGATTTGCTCAAGCTTTAAATAAACCAATTATTGGATTTGGTAAAATTGAAGTTTATCCCTGGGCAAAAGACGCTTGTGACGTAGTACTTCCTTCAATGCTTGAAGCAGTTAATTATATAACAGAACATTATTGGAAGTAAAGAAAGGCGTACTAAAGATGAGAGTCATTAAGAAAAATGGTGTGATTGTTCCGTATGACGAACAAAAGATAATTGATGCTTGTAACAAATCTGCCCACAGAGCTTTACAAAAGCTTACCGAAGAAGATTATAGTGCAATATGCAATCGTGTTGCAGATATTATAGCTGAAGAAGACTTCTATGTTGAAGAATATGATGAGGAATTAGTTCCGGTCGAAGATATGCACATCATAGTAGAAAATGCTCTTACTGAACTTTATCCAAAGGTCGGAGAATCATATAAACAATATAGAGATTATAAAACCGCTTTTGTAAAGATGCTAGATGAAGTTTATAAAAAGAGCCAAGAAATTAGATATATAGGTGATGTATCTAATGCCAACACTGATTCAGCCATGATAAGTTCTCAAAGAAGTTTGATCTACGGTCAGCTTAATAAAGAATTATACCAAAAGTTTTTCTTAAATAAAGAAGAATTACAAGCTGCTGAAGATGGATATATCTACATCAACGATATGAAAGATAGACTTGATGGAATCAACTGTTGTTTATTTGATGTTGGTGGAGTTCTTAAAGGCGGTTTTGAAATGGGTAACATATGGTACAACGAACCCAAGACTGTTGATACAGCCTTTGACGTAATCGGCGATATTGTATTAAGTGCTGCCAGCCAGCAGTATGGTGGTTTTACAATACCACAAGTTGATGATATTTTATCTCCGTATGCTGAAAAGTCTTATCAGAAATACTTTAAAAAATATCATAATATGGCAACTTCAACACAAAGAAAAACTTTACGTGCGGCAGGCATTAATATGGCTGATTTAGATCAAGTTCAATTAAATGCTATTTATGAATTGGCATCAGAAGATGCTAAGATGAATGCTGAAGCAGATGTAAGAAGAGATATAGAACAAGGATTCCAAGGTTGGGAATATAAGTTTAATACAGTTGGATCTTCAAGAGGTGATTATCCGTTTATTGCAATGTCTTTTGGGATTAATACTTCTAAGTGGGGATTGATTATTTCTGAAATAGCATTAGATGTAAGAAGAGATGGTCAGGGCAAAGATGGTTTTAAGAAACCAGTACTCTTTCCAAAATTAACATTCTTATATGATGATAATCTACATGGAGACGGCAAGGCTTACGAATATTTATTTGATAAAGCCGTTTTGTGTAGTAGTAAAACAATGTATCCCGATTATTTATCTCTTACAGGAGAGGGATATATAGCTAATATTTATAAAAAATATGGGAAAGTTATTTCCCTCATGGGTTAGTAATATAGCTCATGTAAAACTCCGTGAACCTAGAAATCTAGGGTGTCATTCTAACGAAAGTAATTGCAGGAAATGGCAACTAATAGAATGGCTAACAGGGAAGGCTCAAAAGAGATAATCCTGTGCTAAAGATGTACTGAATAAATACCTTTGAGGATAAAGGTATTGAAAGAATATAAAGGATTTTTAGTAGATGATAATTTAAATATATATAGTAAAAGAACCGGTTTGAAATTAACTCCTCATAAAGGGACAGACGGATATATGCAGGTTCAATATCGAGATCAAACTGGTAAGAATCATCATCAAAGAGTTCATGTGATTTTAGCACATTGTTTCATTCCAAATCCGAATGAATACAAATATATTAATCACATAGATAGTAATAAATTAAATAATCAGTTAGATAATTTAGAATGGTGTACAAATTCATATAATGTTTTACACGGTTGGAAAAGCGGAAATCGTACACATAGAAATAATACCAAAATTAAAGCAGTGAATATAATAAATGGAGAAAGCTTTAATTTTAAATCGATCAGAGAATGTGGTAAACAACTAAAACTTGATAGACATAAAATTGCTAGAGTATTAAAAGGTGAACTTAACGAAGATTATTTAGGTTATTTATTCAGTTACATTTAAGTCAAACGACTATCGAAAGCATAATATAAGAGAAAAACTTGTATGAAGAAGCGAGTAGAGTACATTTGAGGTGAAATTCCTCAAGTGGAAGTGCGGAGCACATATTATTTGGTTACAGAATAATATGTGAAGATATAGTCTGAACCTTATGAAATTTATAAGGTTTGTGTAGAGCTAGTTTAAGTCCTTGGTTTGAACGTGGTGGAATGCATCCGGCTGATGAAAACGATGTACCAATATTTATATCTCGTTGCAATCTTGGCGTAATATCATTGCATTTACCAATGATTCTTGCAAAATCAAGACAAGAAAATAAAGATTTCTATAAAGTCCTTGATTATTATCTTGAAATGATAAGAAATCTACATAAGAGAACATACGACTTTTTAGGTGAAAAGAAAGCAAGTACAAACCCTATGGCATGGATGCAAGGTGGATTACTTAATGGTCATCTTAAGGCTGATGAAAAAATCAAGCCATTGCTTAAACCTATGACAATGAGTTTTGGAATTACTGCATTAAATGAATTAAATGAATTATATAATGGAAAATCAATATTAGAGGACGGACAGTTTCCATTAGAAGTAATGAAATATATCAATGATTATGTTGATAGGATTAAAGAAGAAGACCAAATACTCTATGCGATCTACGGAACACCAGCAGAGAGTTTATGTGGAACACAAGTAGAACAGTTCCGTAAGAAATATGGAGTGGTTGAAAAAGTATCAGATCGTCCTTATGTAAGTAATTCATTCCATTGTCATGTAACAGAAGACATTAGTCCCATTCAAAAACAAGATGCTGAAAGAAGATTTTGGGATTATTTCAATGGTGGAAAAATACAGTATTGTAGATATCATCTTGGATATAATATTCAAGCAATTAAATCAATCGTTCGCAGAGCTATGCAAATCGGCTTCTACGAAGGCGTAAATCTTTCATTGGCATATTGTGAAGATTGTGGTCATGAAGAACTTGAAATGGACGTATGTCCAATATGTGGCAGTTCAATGATAACCAAGATTGATAGAATGAATGGTTATCTACAGTATTCAAGAGTACATGGTTATACTAGATCTAACGCTGCTAAAATGGCAGAGATTGCAGAAAGAAAGAGTATGTAGGAGAAAAACATGAAGCCATTAAATGAGATACATAAACTTTATATAAGTAAGAAAAAATTAAATGCTCATTGGCTTGAAAAAAATCATTTTTACTGGAGCCGCATCTTCTCAGATGCGGACAATCCAGTATATTTTCATCGCTTTACCGTGTGGAATTATGGCAACGCAGGAGTAATAGAAGCTGAAATTAGAATAGATATTAATACAGGGAATATTAGGCTTGGTTGTTACGATGGTGGATCAAGATCACTTTATGCTTCATGGTACAGTAGAGATATTGGCAACAATGAAGTTATAAGAAAAATTGATGAAAAAATAATTGATAAATTCAAGGAGCTGGGTATAAAAGGATGGGAATGATTATCATAGGAAAAGATTGCATACCGTCTGAAAAAGAAAAATGCAAATATTGCACATTAGAAAATGAAGATGATGCAAGAAATATTGGGATATGTTGTTCGGCAAAGGGCAATAAGTTCTTCCGTTGGGGACAATGTATTCCATGTGAAGACAAACAAGTAGACAAAAATGGCAAATAAGGAGAAGACCAATGGACAGAGTGGCTCGTTTTGAAAAAGTAAGTAGGGAACAATTCTTCAATGATTTTATCGGAGAGTTCCCTATAAAAGAAATGGAAGAGGAACAGATTAATGCAATTTATCAGATGTATGATGATATTAAGCTTCCCGAAAGAGGAACATCTGGCAGTGCAGGATATGATTTTGTAGTTCCTTTTGATATAGTACTTCAGCCAGGTGAGGTAGTAAAAATTCCAACCGGAATTAGATGCTTTATTGAAAATGGTTGGGTGTTGCAAATAGTTCCAAGAAGCAGCGTAGGGTTTAAATATCATATCATGCTCGCTAACACTATAGGAGTTATTGATAGCGATTATTATAACGCAAAAAATGAGGGGCATATCTGGGTAAAATTAGTAAACCACGGAGAAAAGACTTTTGATATCAAAGCTGGAGATAAGATATGTCAAGGAATGTTTGTACCTTTTGGTATTACATATAACGATGAAGTTGAGACTGAAAGAGTCGGAGGAATAGGTAGTACAGGAGAATAATTATGACTCAAACTGAAGCATTGAACTTTGCTTTAGCTCAGGGTATAATTGACTTTAGTACAATTCAAGTGCAGATCGAAATGTATGAAAGAAAAAAATATTTGGATATGCACAAAAACAGAATATGGCAAGGAGAGAACGGCAAATGGTATACCGAACTCCCTGCCATAGGTGGCGAAAAAAGGAGATTAATAAAGAGAAAAAATTTAGAAGACGTAGAAGAAATAATTTACAACTTTTATAAAACTAAAGAAACTCATCCGCTTGTTAAAGATGTATTTGAAGAATGGATCACTCTAAAAAAAGAGTGGGACGAGATAGGGAATACAACTTTAAACAGATACAGAGACGATTTTCAACGTTTCTTTGGAGACACTGGTTTTATTAATATGAGGATAGATTTTGTTACTGAAGAATACCTTGAATCCCTAATTAAAACAACAATAGTCCAAAAAGAATTAACAACAAAATCTTATGGTAACATGAAAACATTACTCATAGGAATAATGAAACTAGCAAAACGTAAACACTATAGTGATTTCAGTATTACTTCTTTCTTGGGAGATCTTCAGATATCCAAAAAGACATTCAAAAAAACAGAAAAGAAGAAACAAGTGTTTACCGAAGAAGAAACAGAAAAAGTTGTTAAATGGTTAAAGGATCATCCCACCGTGGGCAATCTTGGAATACTCTTAGTGTTTCAAACTGGGTTAAGAGAAGGTGAGCTTGCAGCGTTAAAATACTGTGACGTTGACGGCAACATTTTAAACATTCGAAGACAAGAAGTTCGTTATAAAGATGATGCTGGAAACATGATATATGAAATTGTACCTTACACCAAAACAGAAGCAGGAGAACGTGGAGTTATCCTTACTCCTAAAGCCATTGAAACAATTAAGATGATTCGTAGATTAAATCCCTTTGGCGAATACATGATGATGCAGGACGGGAAAAAGATCGGTAAGATATCTTTTAATGATTATTTGTATAAAGCCTGTGATGCAGTTGGCATTCCAAGAATGAGTATGCATAAGATACGAAAGACATACGGAACGATGCTTATAGATTCGGGAGCCGATGATAGCACAGTCATGGAACAAATGGGTCATGCGGATATTACGACCACAAGAAAGTTTTATTATTTCTCTAATAAAAGTCACCAAGAAAAAGTCGATCAGATACAGAGAGCTATCAATATTTGATTTAATGTTTATCATTAAAGGTAAGCAAAATAGTCAAAAAGTAAGCAAAGAAAAAGTCTGGAAAGCCTAGTAAATACTGGATTCTTCCCATTTGAACCAGGGTTCGATTCCGGTCTGAGGCATGAAAAAATGCCGTATTTATGCGGGTTTGCAGACTCGGTGCTTCAAAAGGTAAGCAAAAAGGTAAGCAAACGGAAAGGAGGAGCACTTGAATTGTACTCTTCCAAAACACAACCCGAAAAATATGTGGTAAAAAACAATGATTTTACCACAAATATTGTGGGTAAAAAAAAGGAAGTAGGAGTTTTTAGCTCTTACTTCCTTTTTGGTTTTAGGTCTCTCGACCAATGGAATTAGGTTTAAGGTCTCTAGTCCGACTTAACAATGTCCTATGACATGAATCAGATATTCTTTCAATTCAGAAAGGGTTAACTTGGTCACGTCCACATTGTCATAATATTTTTCTAAATCCTTGATGTCGTCTTTCTCATTTATCAGTTGTAAATATTTTTCTCTTTCGTCCATTCCTCATTCCCCCTTTCTATAAGATTCCTAGATGATCTTTCTCTCTAGGTGTTCCATTACATAATTATACTTTTGTGTGCCTGTATGATTTCCACCAAGTTCATCATGATATATGCGATAGGTTTCGCAGTACTCATCAAATTCCTTGTCAGGAATATAACCAAGTTCTAAGTATCTTCTGTAACGTTTATCCAATTCATTAGCAAGCATCATCTTCAACCCAGAAGACTGAGCTGCACTATTTGAGGCTTGTTCTTTTGTCATAGCTTGAAGTTCAGTCAACACATTCACAATTTGATCCAATTTCTCATCCATTTTATCAATCCTGTGTTCTAACATTTGATCTCCCTCTATAGATTTTCGTATGGCTTCTTCTTGCTTACTTCTGATAAGCGGAATAGCCATGATGTCACTCTTAATTTTTATATATTCTTCAACTTTAGGAACGAGAGTTTTTCTGAAGAATTTTACTATAAAATAAATAAGAGCACCTCCAAGTGCCACTAAGAAAATCCATGCAGGAACCTCCAGTCCTGATAATTGTATTAATTCGATAACGTCTTTCATTTGTAATTGTGCCTTTCTAAATCAAGTCTATATATTTACTGCTTGCCCAACCAAACAATCCGTTTGGAGCAATTATCTGATACCACCCACCTAATTCTTTAACGATTTTAACATTGTTATTCTTATGAACAAATCCGAGACTTTCATAAGCAGTAGAATTACCCTTACGAACATTTAGTGAGTTAGCAGTAACAAGCCCATACGAACTGTGAACATATGTCTCACTTACCCATTCGTTAGATCCAATCTGTAGCCATCCTTTTTGATATCCAATAACTACAACGGTATCTCCATTATTGAGTTTTCCAACAATTTCACCTACTACTGGCTTGTTGCGAATATTAAGATGTGTATTTACTTTTACTGTATTTTTAAACGGTTGAGTTGGTGTAACGTCAGGGGTTACAATTTTAGGATTATTATTGTACCATTCGTTAACATCTATTGGTGCTTTTGCCCACGAGAATTGTTTGCTGCCATATTGCCATGCATCGTAATGTGGTATATTAGGTTTGTTTGTGCTATATTTTGCACACCATATAAAGTAATTAGTTAATTTATTAAAATCTAACTGATTCTTAAACCAGTTCTCTGAAGCATAAACCCCGGCAACATATCCCGCTTTAGCAACTTCATTACAGAACGCAATTGTAATTTTCGTTCTTGCATCTTTACTTAACGCATCAGCTCTACCATTATGAGTTTTATTAGCATATTCCGAATCTATAAAAATCGGGTAATCAATTTTATATGCTTTTGCTTTATCTATAATCCATTTGGCTTCTTCGACTCCTTCGACTTCTGTAATTGCCTGAGAGTAGAAATACAAGCCCACCTTTACATTCCTTTTTGTCAATTCTTTTATGTGATAATCGAATAGTTTATCTTCTGTAATGGTTCCATTCTGATAACCACGGTATCCAGCACGCACTATAACTCCGTCAACTTCTCTTGCAAGATCAACCCAATCTAATATAAGATTATGATGACTTATATCAACCAAGAATCCCTTTTGAGTTACAGGATTTGGAGTAAAAGATTCGTATCTTAAATGATAGCTCCAACCATTCTTATGATTGTAATAACTTCTAATGCAAATCTCTTTACCAGTCTGGTCGCCAGGCTGTCCATTTTTAATTCCACCATTTTCATTTAATGAAGCGTGTACTATATTGTCAGCATCGGTACACATTACTACATGATGACCAACGCTTAAAAATACATCGCCTCTTTTTCTAGGAGCATCAATTGCTATTTCTTTAAATCCACAATTAATCATTTGCTGATAAAGATTTCTAGTTGTGCTCCCCTTTGAAACATTAAAGCCTGCCACATTTAAAGCAGTACCTACAAGAGAGGAGCAGTCATAGTCTGGATTTCCTCCTCGATTATCTTGGGCGTAGCCATGAGAATCATCATTGGCAATGTCTTCCATATATTTAACAGCTTTTTCTATATCTGGCATATGATTCCTCCTTTCTTGTTAATTATTACTCGTTTTAAACGTAAAATTATTCGTTATCTTAACCCGCAAAGCGAATAACTCTACGAGTCCGTAACGACCTCATAAAAGTGACTTCCAAACCCAATACACCCCAGAGTACCCTTACGCTTGTAAAGTGTCTTAAAATCGATTTTACAAAGCGACGTGGATACTTCTGAGGTGTTGGTATAGTCGTTCAAATATATATTGTATTCATTTAATAATTTTGTAACTGCGTAAATGCTATTTATTTGACGAGCGTCAAATATTAATTGATCCCTTATTTCATCATCTTCAGTATAAAGATAATAATTAAAACTCATTAATTTGTAGTTTTAGTATATTGAATAGTGAGTTTTACATTCATTCCGCTATAACCAGTTCTATTATTAGTTATTCTAATTCTAGAATTTGCTGGGTCATAAAAGGCTGAAGTAATTCCTGCTGCACCTGTTGTATTATTTCGTGTTACCCATACACCATAAAATCCAAGACTGTATGGAGTACTTCCAGTAACTTGAATAGAAAGACAATCATCAATGTTCCATGTATTTATATCTATACTTATTATTTCAGGAGTTCCAAAATCTTCACTCGGTGTAGGCATTGTACCATCAATAGTCCTTTGATAGATTGGTCGTCCATCTACCCATGTACCCACAATCTTTTCTGTTGTAGAATAGTCTGTATCTATTCCGATTGCTACTGGTGAATCTGTGGTTTTGGTGTATTTCACTATGAGTCTTAAAATAGGAACAGTCTGTACGGTTTCTGATGGATTATATGCCAACGGCTTAACCTTGATTAATTTATTAGTGGTATCTATATATTGTGCCCACATATTCTGTTTGCAATAATCATTTCTAAACACTTCTAAATCAACTAATTTATCTATATTTAAATCAGTAATGTCGCATAATGTTTGATCAGAAGCGTTCATGTTTATCTGTACGGCAGAATTAAATGTAATAACTTTCTGATACAACGGTTTCCCGTCAGTCCACTGCCCGATGATCTTTTCATCCGTACTATACATATTAGCCTTATCAAACTTATTAGCTAATATATCAGGCATACCACCAAGATAAGGAAGTATACCTTGATAAAATTCTGATAATCTCTGTTCAGTTACAACTGAATTAGGGTTTGTTAAACTCATTTATATGTTCCTCCTTAATCAGTGGTTTTTGTGTATTGAATAATCGCAGTAATATCATTTATAGGTATATTTTCAACTGTACCGGTTATAGATTGAATGGTTTTCAGTCTTACTTTCTTCGTTGAGGTATCATATGCTACTATCGTTCTTAAAGAATTTAATGTGCCGGCATCATTAAATAAGGTAGAATCTACATTAAGCATATATGTTGCCCCACCCATAACAAAAGATATTGTTGCTTTCATAGATACTATAGATAAATCAGTCGCATCCATTAAATTGAAATATTTAGTTGTATTCACATCACCAAATTGCTGATTGGTAAGTTGTACGACCTTTTGATATAGTGGCTTACCGTCTATCCACTGACCTATTACCTGCTCAGTCGTGCTATATATCATTCTACGAGACATCACAGAGGGAAGAGGGGAGAGCACTTCTTCCATATCTGCAGGAGGCATATCTTCCTCTATAGGTTTGGTATATATGTCTTTATAAGAAATACAATAAAGAACTGAAGTATTAGTGGGGCGAGCATAAATATTTGTTTCAAATTGAGACAAAGAAGAACTTTCTGCAACTGTAGTATAAGATCCTGTCAAATTATTCACATTTAATCTTTTACCATTATGTCGCAAACCGTCATAATTAGTAGGATATTCTCCAGAAGCATAAAGCGTGCCTTCGTAAAATCCAAAATATTGTAAGTCTGTCGCTGACTGATGTTCTCCTACAGATTCACCTGACCCTTGACCTATATGTGAATTAGTTCCAGTACCTCTAATAAATTCTCCTCTTAAGTCTGGCACTTTAAACTTAGTATTATCGCCAGAAACTTCGTACTGAGAATGATTTGTTAAAGATAACAAATGCTCTGCAAGCTCTGGATAATCTGTTTTATTATAAATAGTTCCATCGCATGCCAAATAAAATCTTGGAGCGGTTTCACCATAGTAGGAGATAATAGTTCCTAAAGGCGTATAGCCAAACATTGTTTCTATTTGACCATAATATGTACCATTTTTATATATTGTACTCATGAACTTTCCTCCTTAATCTGTGGTTTTGGTGTATTGAACTGTACAATATCCAGTCATACCGCTTCTGTCAGATGTAGTAGCTACATTAATAGTTGAGAGATTTGATCCAAATCCTATATACATGTCACCAGATCCGCCTAACCATAGCCTAGGGAATGCAATATTACCTCCGTTACTATCTGTTGCAGTTGCTGAATAGTTTATCAATCTTTTTACATTTGAGATTTCAGTATTAACTTGTTTAGTAGTAGCATTGGGTAAGTTCCCAAGATCTATAGTCTTCTGATACAACGGCTTTCCGTCAATCCAAGTACCAATTATCTGCTCATCAGTAGAATAGTCATTCCCTGTACCTATGTTAACCGTGGTGTCGGTTGATTTGGTGTATTGGATAGTAATAGAATCTATAGTTTGATCAGAATCGCTATCTCTATTTGACGATGTTGTTATATACATATCATCTACTATTTTTTGAAAAGCTATTCTTCTACAATATAAAGAACTATTTCTAAACCAAATCATTGGAATAGTGTTTTCAGAATATATACCAGTATAATATGTAACAGTCTCAACATTTTCGATTCCCAAATCATTGCCAAGATAATACGATTTTGATTTCGCTTCTCCATCGGTTATTGATGCCGGAAATTTTAATCCCGTAATAGTCTTTTGATAAAGAGGCTTTCCTAAAAACGAGCCAACAACTCTTTCATCAGTAGTATAAATATTAGCCTTATCAAATCTATTACCCATTACAGTAAGATTAGATACAACGGTAGCATCGGGAATATAATATGATGTACCATTATCTTTTTCTTCTTGAGTAAGATTATTGAAATCATCAAGACTTATTTCTTTTGTCACATCAAACCATTCAACATCGTCATCGGAATCAGAATGTTTAACAAGTGATTGTCCTGTTGTTCCACCAGATGGGAGAGAGCCGCCGCCTCCTCCACCTTGCTGAAACTCACGCCATTTGCCAAGAGTGGGATCTGATGTATTTGTAGAATCATAACTATAATATTTCTTTGTTCCCGTTACATAAGCAAAGCATCCGTCATATAAATCAGCGGCGGGAGTGCTTACTAAATCTGAAACTGTAT